GTTTTAAAAAAAGCTCCGGGTTTTCGCGTGACCCCCTACCTTAATCCGGATCAGGACGAACTTGGAAGAAAGGAGGCAGATTTACCATGAATAAGACACCGGAACAGCTGGAAGTGGACAGACTGACGGAAATTTACAAAGGTCTGCCGCCGAAGAAGTTCGCCCTGGCTCAGGGGCTGATCATCCAGGCGGCCAGGCTGCGGGTCCGGCTCGACAAACTGTGGGCAGAGATCGAAGAAAAGGGCGAGACGGAGTGGTTCACGCAGTCCGATAAAACAGATCCGTATGAACGGGAGCGCCCGGCGTCCAGAACGTTCACCGCAACGGACAAAAGCTATCAGAGCATCATCAAGCAACTGAACGACATGATTCCGGCGGAGGACGAAGATGAAGAAGACGATCTGAGTGAGTTCAGGGTATGAACGATGAGAATGCGATCCTCAAATACTACCAGGGGATTACTGACGGCAGCATAACAGTCGGGAAATGGGTCCGGATGCTATATGATACCATCATAGACGGGCTTGAAAGCAAAAGGTGGTTCTTCAACCAGCGCCGTGCAAACGCGGCAATCGGATTCATTGAAAAATACTGCCATCATTACAAAGGAGCGCTTGCGCCTGACAGGATAAAGCTGAGCCTGTGGCAAAAGGCGGCGCTCAGCCTGATGTTCGGCATCGTGGACGCTGACGGGATCAGGCAGTTTACTGAGTGTATGTTTGTTGTCGGCAGGAAGTGCGGGAAAACGCTTATTGCCGCCGGCATTGAAACATTTTTCGCCTATGCCGCGGGGGAGTTCGGATCTGAAATCTATTTCCTTGCCCCTAAGCTGGCACAGGCAGATCTGGCCTTCTCAGCGCTTGAGTTCAATGTAAACCATGAGCCGACGCTGCAGAAGAAAACAAAAAGCACCAGAACCCGCGGGCTCTACATCAAGGAGTCAAACACGACGGTACAGAAACTGCCGTTCGCAGACAAGAAAAGCGACGGTTACGGACCGATGAGCTGGGTGGGCGACGAGGCAAGCAGCTGGATCGGCGACAGGGGCCTCAAACAATGGGAGGTCATGGTCTCCGGTACCGGCGCCCGGGTGGAACCGTTCGGTATCGCGATCAGTTCCGCCGGATACGAAAACGATGGCATCTATGACGAGCTGTTCCGAAGAGGGACGGCTTTTTTGATGGGGAACAGCAAGGAAGAACATTTCCTGCCGATTCTCTACACGATAGATGACGTAGACAAGTGGGATGACATCAACGAGCTCCGGAAGAGCCTTCCCGGACTGGGCGAAAGCGTCAGCGTCAAGTTCATCCTGAAGGAGATCGACACTGCCAGGGAAAGCCTGTCAAAGAAGGTCGAGTTCCTGACGAAGTACTGCAACATCAAGCAGAACAGCAGCCAGGCGTGGCTGACGGCCCAGGACGTGAAGAAGTGCTTCGGGAACGAGAAGACGTTTGAGGACTTCCGGCACACCTACGCGCTGGGCGGAATCGACCTGTCGCTGGCGGTCGACCTGACTGCCGCGGTGATCGTGATCGAGAGGGACGGCGTCAGCTGGTTCGCCACGCAGTTCTTCATGCCGGCGAACAAGGTGGACGAAGCGACGCAGCGGGACGGGCTTCCGTATCGCATCTACGCGGAGCGGGGGCTGCTGACGATCAGCGGGGAGAACACGGTGGACTATCACGACGTCCACGCCTGGTTCAACCGGCTGGAACGGGAGTACGAGATCCTGCCGCTGAAGGTCGGGTATGACCGGTACAGCGCGGCGTACCTGGTGCAGGACATGGAGGCGGACGGCTTCAGCATGGAGAGCGTCAGCCAGGGCAGCAACCTGACGGGCGTCCTGATCGATATGGAGGGCATGATCAAGGACGGGCGGTTAAGGTGCATTAACGACAACGACCTGATGAAGGTGCATATGCTGGACGCGGCCCTGAAGTTCGAGGAGGGCACGAACCGGCGGCGCCTGATCAAGATGAGTGCCAAACAACATATCGACGGCATGGCGGCACTGAGCGACGCCATCTGTATGCGGCACAACTACTACGAAGAGATGCAGGCTCAGCTGAGCAACCAGAGGTGACAACATGATCCAGAAGACGTTTTACCGATGCGATCCGGAGAAGAACACGGAATGCAAGAAGCGCGGGTGCGCCCTGACAAAGGGAAGGAAGAAGGTCGGGCAGTTCCGGTGCGAAGCGACGGAGAATCCGGATTACGCGGCGCTCAACGAGGAAGGCCGCCCGATTGTGGCCTTTACGGTAATGCGAGGTGAAGACGATGGGACTGATTGACAGGCTGTTCGGGAAACCGAAGGCCGCGGGCGAGGCTGTGGGCAGCCGCTTCGAGACTCTGACGGCATACTCGCCGACCTTCACCAGCTGGGGCGGGCAGATCTATGAGAGTGAACTGGTCCGGGCGGCGGTGGACGCCAGGGCGCGGCACGTCGGGAAGCTGAAGTACACGATGGAGGGCGCGGCGCAGCAGAAGCTGTGGACGGCCACGAAATCGGAGCCGAACCCGTGGTACACCTGGCCGCAGTTCCTGGAGCGGTGCTCGAACATCTACGACGTTCAGAACAACCTGTTCATCGTGCCGGTGCTGGACCGCTACGGCGAGATGACGGGATACTTCCCGGTGCTCCCGAGCACCTGCGAGGTGGTGCAGCACAGCGGGATCCCGTACCTGAAGTACACGTTCATGAACGGGCAGAAGCGGGCCATCGAGCTGAGCCGGTGCGCGGTGGTCCCAAAGCACCAGCTGAACGATGACTTCTTCGGCGAGAAGAACACGGCCCTGAACGGCACGATGCGGCTGGTCAATATGGTCCAGCAGGGCATCATGGAGGGCGTCAAGAACGGCGCGACCTTCCGGTTCATGGCCCAGCTGACGGGCAAGGCCTTCGACGAGGACCTGCGGAAAGAGCGGGAGCGGTTCGACAGGAACAACTTCCAGAGCGGCGGCGGCGGCCTCCTCCTGTTCGGCAACCAGATGCAGAACATCCAGCAGCTGAAGCAGGAAGGCTACAAGATTGACGCCGACCAGATGAAGCTGATCCAGGCGAACGTTGAAAATTACTTCGGCGTGCCGGCGGCCGTGATCCGCAACGAGGCGACGGCGGATATCATGGATTCCTTCTTCAATGGATCCATCGAACCCTTCGCGATCAAACTGAGCGACGCGCTGACGAAGCTGGTCTACACAGAGCGGGAGCGGAACGGCGGGAACCGGATCACGTTCACCGCAAACCGGCTGCAGTACATGGACGTCAAGAGCAAGATCTCGATGGCCCAGCAGCTGGGCGACCGCGGCGTGCTGACGATCGACGAAATCCGCGAACTGTTCAACTACGCGCCGCTGCCTGACGGCGCAGGACAGTACACACCGATCCGGGGCGAGTACAAGGACGTCCAGGACGGAGACAAGGAGGACAAGGGCGATGAATAAAGAGACACGGTATCTCGAGTTTGAGATCCGGGCGGAGCGGACGGAAGAGAAGGGCTCCGTGATCACCGGGCAGCCGATCGTGTTCAACCAGGAGACTGACCTGGGGCTGTGCCGGGAAACGATCGACAGCGGAGCGCTGGACACGACCGACCTGAGGGACGTGCGGTTCCTGGTGGGCCACGACTTCAGCATGGTGCCGCTGGCAAGGAGCCGGAACAACAACGAGAACTCGACCATGCAGCTGATGGTCAACAGCGAGGGGATGGGGATCCGGGTGAACCTGGACACCGAGAACAACCCCCGCGCGGCAGAGCTTTATTCCGCCATCCGGCGCGGCGATATTTCCGGAATGTCGTTTGCGTTCACGGTGGATAAAGATAGCTGGGAAGGCCTCGACACCGACAGCCCGCTGCGGCATATCCGCAGCATTGACAGGGTCTTCGAGGTGAGCGCGGTGGCGTTCCCGGCGTATGAGGGCACATCCATCCAGGCGGCTTCCGAAGGCGATGCGCTGGAGAGCGTCAAAGCCTCGCTGGAGAGCGCAAGGGAGCAACTGGCGGAGGAACGTGCCGCACAGGCCGAAGCAGAACGCCGGACGGCGGTACTGGAACGGCTGAAAAATCTCACGGAGGAGGTTAAGGCAAATGAACCTTAACGAACTGAACGTGGAGCAGCTGGAAGCCAGGCAGACCGAACTGGCCGGCATGGATACAGAAAGCGCAACCACGGAAGAACTTGAAGAGCGGGCCAACGAACTGGAAGCCATCAAGGCCGAACTGGAAGCCCGCGAAGAAGCCGCCGCGAAGGCGGAGGAACTGCGGCAGGAAGTGGCGGAGAGCCGCCTGGATCCTGTCATCAAAGAATTTAAAATGGAGGAAAAGAAAATGGAAAACCGTTTTGCTGTGAACAGCCCTGAATACCGTGACGCGTTCCTGCGGAACCTGCAGGGCAAGGAACTGACCGCGGAAGAGCGTGACGCCGTGACGGCCACCGCCGCGATCCCCACCCAGACCATGAACCAGATCGTCGGCAAGCTGGAGCTGAATCCCCTGATCGCTGCCGTCGACATGACCCAGATCCCCGGATACGTGACCTATCCCGCTGAGAACAGCATCAACGAGGCCGCGTGGGTTTCCATGGGCTCTGCCGCGAACGACAGTGCTGACACCCTGCAGGCCATCACCCTGGGCGCCTACAAACTGATCAAGACCGTCGAGATCACCGCCGACGTCGAGGCGATGGCTGTGGACGCGTTCGAGACCTGGCTGGTCGACCGCCTGGTGAACAAGATCGAGAAGGCCCTGGACGCTGGCATCCTGACCGGTCTCGGCACCACCCAGGCCACTGGTATCCTCACCACCAAGTCCTCCGCGGACGGCACCTTCAAGCGTTCCGGCATTAAGTGGGGCGACGTGTGCACCATCATGGGCGCGCTGCCCGGACAGTATCATCCGAACGCCAGCTTCTGCATGAACCCCAGCCTGTTCTTCGGCAAGATCCTGGGCATGGTGGACACCGCCGGCCAGCGCGTCGTGGTGAACGAGCCCCAGGCGAACCGGAAGTTCAACATTCTGGGCTACCCGGCCATCCTCGACGGCAACTGCCCCGCGGACGACCTGCTCTTCGGCGACTTCAAGGCCTACAAGCTGAACCTGGCGAAGGGCATCGAAGTGAAGAAGTCCGAGGAAGCGGCTTTCCGTACCGGCTCCGCTGTGTACCGCGCCATGACCCTGGCTGACGGCAAGCTGGCCGACACGAACGCCATCGTCTACTACGTGGCCACGACCTGATAGGCCATAACAACTGTATAACCCGGGGCGGGGGAGCGATCCTCCGCCCTGAGGCTTTTCAAAAGGAGTGCTGACCTGATGAAAACCCTGATCGCGATACCCTGCATGGATGTTATCGAGGCGGACTTCACAGACTGCCTTACGGAATTGCTCCTGCACCACAACCCGGGCGAAATCGAAGTGAAATACCTGAAAGCCTCCCTGGTCTACGACGCGCGGAACCAGCTGGCGAAGTACGTGCGGGACAGGGGATGCTTCGACTACGTCCTGTGGCTTGACAGCGACATGACGTTTGAACCGGACCTTCTGGACCGGCTTCTGGAGGACATTGAAGGGCGGCAGGCGGTGAGCGGGCTCTGCTTCGGCAGGCGGCCCCCGTTCCGGCCGTGCATCTTCAACCGGCTGGAGGTCGAACAGAAGGGCCAGATGATCCATCCTCACGCTGACAACTGGTACGACTATCCCAGGGATCAGCTGTTCGAGGTGGAGGCGTGCGGGTTCGCCTGCCTGCTGATGCGCGTCGACGTGCTGGAGGCGATGGGGATCTACGGCGTGCCGTTCTTCCCGATCGCGGGCATGGGCGAGGACCTCACCTTCTGCTGGAGGGCGCGGAAACTGGACATCAAGTTCCACTGCGACAGCCGGCTGAAGATTGGCCACATCATGCGGGTGAGCGTGGACGAGGCCTTCCGGGATACCGTGCTGAGGGGACATGAAAACGGGTAAACCGGCCTTCGGGCTGTTTTGCCGGGCGGGAGACGGCACTCGCCCGCCCTTACTTTTTGCGACAAAGAGGTGATGACGATGCTGAAGGAAGCGAAGAAAGCGCTGCGGGTGACGTCCGACTGGTACGACACCGAAATCGCGGACCTGCTGAGAGCGGGCGCGAAGGACCTGGAGATCGCCGGCGTCCGCCTGCCGGGGAGTGTGATCCTGACAGTCGGGACGAACGACGCCGTGACGGACAGGAGCACGCTGAAGGATCCGCTGGCCATGCGGGCGATCATCACCTATGCGGCTATGCGGTTCGGCAACCCGCCGAACTACGACAAACTGCTGGACGCCTACGAGACACAGAAGGTCCAGCTGATGCACGCGGACAGCTACACTGCGTACGACGGGGACGGTGACTGCTGATGATGAAGGCGAACGTGGTCGACCTGATCATGGAAAGCCCGTATGCCGGCGGCGTGGGACTGGAACCGACCGAAACGAAGCGGACGGTGCCGTGCACGGTGAAGAGCATCGGAATGCAGGAAGCCTATCAGGCGATGGGGATCGGACTGAACCCGGAGCTGAAGGTGATCCTGGCGCACGACTTCGAGTACGGCGGGGAGCGGAAGTGCGAACTGGCCGGGATGCGCTACAACATCCTGCGGACCTACATCACGGAGACGGACGGCATCGAGCTGACACTGCAGCGGGAGGCCGGGAACGCCGTGAAACTTCCGGATCCGCCGGCGACGACGGTATCCACGGCTGAGGGGGTGGGTTGATGCCTTCAGAGTATGAAGAGCTGATTGCCGCCCTGAAGCTGACCAGCACACCGGTGGCCGAATACGGCTGGAAGACGCGACCGGAAGGCGCATACTACGTGGTCCAGCTGGAAGGCGAGAGCGGACAGCTGAACGGCGACGGAGAGAAGCAGGACCGCGCCTGGGAAGGCAGCCTGGACCTGTTCTATCCGAAGCTGACGGACAGGAACGACCTGATCGACGCGACCGAGGAGATCCTGACGGAGATCTTCGGGGCCAGCTGGGAGCTGAGCAGCACCCAGTACGAAACGAGCACCGGGCTGTTCCACGTCGAGTGGGTGTTCGAGTGCATGGACGAACCGGAGGACGAGGACGAACCGGCTGAGGCAGGTGAGACCTGATGGCCTACCAGATGAAAGTCGAAGGCACGGAAGAGATCAGCAAGATGCTGAACGGCCTGAAGGAAAAAGCCCCTGGTGTTGCTGCCCAGGCGGTGTACAAGGGCGCGGGCCTCATGCGGGACGAAGTGGCAAAGGGAGCGGAATCCATCAGGACCGCTCCTTTTAAGTGGGCGGGGGCGAACGATTACCGGCTCCCCAGCCCGGAGGAAAAGGAAATCGTGATGCAGGCTGACCCCGGCATCGCGAAGTTCGACAAGAACGGCACGGAAGTGCAGACGAGCGTCGGCTACGCGAACAGCGGATACGCGTACCTGAAGGGCAAGCTGAAGCCGATCCCGGTGATTGTGAACGCAATCCACTCAGGGACAAGCTTCATGCGGAAACAGCCCTTTGTGCGGACTGCGGCGCGGAAAGCCAAATCAAGAACAGAAAACGCCATGAAGGAAGTCGTCGAGACTGCCTTCGAGGCCATAGCGAACGGAAAAACGGAGGGATAAGACATGAACGCAAATGTCGGTATGCAGTATCTTGTGGCGGCGACCGTTGCCACCTATACCCCGGGTACCAGCATCACCTATAACGCCGGATCCAATTTCGCGGAAGCGGTGAGCGCCGCCCTGAACTGGGAACGCGCTGACGGCCACTTCTACGCGGATGACGCTGAGATCGACAGCGACAACGGTGTGCTGGGCTACACCATCGACATCGAGCCGAGCGGCCTGAGCGACAGCGCCCGCGGCACGCTGCTGGGCGAGACGGTGAGTTCCAGCGAGTACACGGTCACGGACGCGGCCGCACCGGACATCGGATTCGGGTATGTCCGCGTTATGCGGAACAAGGGCGTGACGAAGTACGAGGGCTGGTGGTTCTACAAGCTCAAGTTCGGAATCACTTCCGAAGAAGCCAGGACGAAGGAACGCAACATCGAGTGGCGGGTCCCCACGCTGCAGGGCGTGGGCGCCGGCATCCAGCTGAGCTCCGCGGCGACGCTGAGCTTCTGCACGCACAAGACGTTCGACGACCTGAGCAGCGCGAAGGCGTACCTGAACGGCAAGGCTGGTATCACCTGATAAGGACAACGGGGGCGGAGGACGTGGAACCTCCGCCTCCGGTTTTTTGACAAAAAAGGAGTGCTGAAAAATGGTAACGATCAAGCTGAAGGGGCGGGAGATCCCGCTTTCCTACATGAGTTATGAGATGCTGGAGATCCAGCAGGAGATCGGCCCGCTGGACCGGGCGATCAACATCGCGCTGGGGCGAAACCCGGACGACGAAAACGACACGGACAAGTTCGGCGGCGCAGAGCACCTGAAGGCGCTGGCGACGCTGATCCGGATCCTGGGGAACGCAGGGATCGAGGAGGCAGGCGAGCAGTACGGGAAGCCGGATCTGACAGACCGGTGGATCCTGAAGGCGATGAAACCGATGGAGATCAGCCTGGCCGGTGCGCTGTGCATGAAGGCAGTGACGGAGGGCATGATGTCCGAGATCCCCGAGAAAGAAGAAGAGGGTCCTGTGGACGTGACCCTTGAGGAAATGAAAAAAAAAGACGGAGCGGCCGGCTGACTTACCTGATGGTGGTCAGCTGGGGGCTGATCGCCGGGCTGACGCTGCCGGAGATCAACCGGATGAAGCCGGGCGCCGTGATGGATCTATACACATACAGACGCAACTATGACGACGTACAGCACGGAATAAGGAGAGGGTGAGCAGATGGCCAGCGGCGCTAACGTAAAAATCGGCGTGACGGGCGTTTCACAGTTCAAGAGCGACATCAGCAAAGCAGAGCAGGCCGTTAAGACCTTCAGTGCTCAGCTCGCCCTGTGTGAAAAAGAGTTCAAGAACACCGGGAAGCAGGAAGACTACCTGGTGATGAAGACCAACCTGCTGAAGGGCAAACTGGAAGCAGAAGAAAAGACGGTCAAGGAACTTGAAAAAGCCCTGGAGGGCATGAGGAAGAACGGCGTGGACCGCGCCAGCACTTCCTACCAGACCATGTACAGGAAGCTGCTGAGCGCGAAGGGCGCAGTATCAGACACAAAGACGGAGATCACAAAGCTGACAAGCTCGGAGGAGAGTGCCGGGAAGAAGACGGACTCACTGAGCAACAAGCTGAAAAAGATCGGCGACGGCGTGGCATGGGACAACGTTGCAGAAGGCATCGGGAAGATCACCAGCAAGTTGGAGAGCGGAGCGCGTGCCGCTGTGAACTTCGGGAAAAAGGTCCTGAACGCGGCGAAGGGAAGCACCGGATACGCGGACGAGATCAAGACGGCTGTGGACCAGTATTCCGACATGGGGCTGACGGCGGACAGCTACCAGCGGATGACGAAAGTCGCGGAGTTCGTGGACACGCCGGTGGAGGCAATCCTGAACGCGCGGCAGCGGATGAACGCGGCGCTGGCGAAGGACAAGGGCAAAAAGAGCCTGGAGGAAACGCTTGGCATCAAAATGCAGGGGCAGACCGGGGAAGACCTGTTCTGGGAGACCGGCGATGCCCTGATGCACATGGGCGAAGGCTTCGATAAAGAAGCGGCAGCCCAGACGCTGTTCGGAAGGTCCTGGCGCGAACTTGCACCACTGTTCAAAACAGGGCGCGAAGAGTATGAAAAGATGCTTGACGAGCAGACCGTGCTGACGGACGACCAGGTGGAGGCGCTTGGAAAGGCTGATGACGCCATCAAGAGCGTGGAACAGGAAATTGAAATGCTGAAGCACCAGTTCTGGGCGGAAAACGCGGATACGATCACCAGCATTCTGGAGTGGCTTGTGGATCACAAGGAGGCTGTGGTGACGGCTATCGGTGCCATCGGCGTAGCGCTTGCCGGGCTGAAGATTGCAGAATTCGCGGCGAGTGTAGGGCAGGCCGTGAACGGCATCAAGATGCTGATGGGCGCAGGCGGCGCAGGCGCTGCGGGAGCGGCAGGCGCATCGGGCGCGGCAAGTGCGGCAGGAGGAGGGACCGCAGGAACCGCTGCGGCAGCTGGAGGAGGATCCGGCCTGCTGGCGAAACTTTCGGCGCATCTTGGGCCGGCCGGAGTGGTCGCCGGAACAAGCGCCGCGATGTTCTTCGGCCTGGAGCGAGCGTACAACGAGCGCGAGTGGGGCGCCTTCAACCGGAACGAGGCGGCGAACGCGGGGAAAGAGAACCCGCTGATGGCCTCCCTGGCGAGCAGCATCCACGGAGAGACCGACTGGGAGAACGTCCTGCGGGAGCACGCGGACGAACTGAGGGCGCTGACGCCGGACAATCCGCTGTGGGACCTGATCGGCAACTTCGCGGATCTCTCGGACGGGCTGCAGCAGACAGAAATCGACGATATGCTCAGCAACTGGTTTGAGTACGGAATGAAGGGCGAGGACATCACGGAGATGTTCAAGGATGCCTACAACCGGATGAGCGAGGCGACGGAGGAACTGACCGGGAAGACGGAAGCGCAGGCCCAGAGCAACAGCGAGATGGCACAGGCGGCCCAGGGACTCCAGGGGCTTCCCGGACAGCTCGCGAACGCTGTGAGCCAGGCTATGAGCGGTATCGGCATCAGCATTGATGGGAACCAGCTGATCGCATGGATCAACAGCCGCCAGGCGACGATGGTCGGACAGTAAGGACGGAGGAGACAGGATGATTCTTTCAAAACGGGTGGCCCTGGGCGGGGATTACCTGGACGAACTGGATGACAGCATCGTGATCCGCTCCGTGGACCCGGGCGTGGCGCATGAGAGCACCGGCACGGTGAACCGGATGGGCGGCTGGGGAAGCCGGCTGACCAACCAGCACTGGGAGAGCCGGGACGTGACGGTATCGTTCGCGATCGACATTCCGAAGCGGGAGATGGCCCGGCGGCGCGAGGTGTTCGACGCTGTGGTCGCCTGGGCGAACCGGAAGGGCTGGCTGACCACCAACCAGATGGAAGGCAAGCGGATCTGGGTGGACAAGACGGTCATTCCAGGCGGCGGCGATATGTGGAACTGGACGAGCGAGTACGCGATCACGTTTCGGACCTTCGGCGTGCCGTTCTGGCAGACCAAAGAGTCGGTCGAGGCCAGGAAGGACCAAACGAGCAAGGGCAGCCTGACGATCGAGGTCGGCGGGACGGCCCCGAGCACGCTGGACGTGACGGTGGAGAACATCTCCGGCGCGGAGAACACGAACATCAAGATCTGGGTCGGCAGCGAGGACAAGACGCTGGAGTTCAAGGGCGCGAAGCTGACGGCCAGCGAGAAGCTGGTGCTGGAGCACGGGACGGACGGGCGGCTGAAGGTGTACGCGGATAAGAACGGAACGAGGCGGAACCTGTACAGCCTGCTGCGGGGCCTGGACGACACGTACGTGGACCCCGGCACGGTGGAGGTCGGTGTTGTCAGCACCCGTGCCGTGAACCTGATCGTGCTGAGCAATGCGAGGTGGTTGTAAATGCTTCTGCTGAGCGGACACAGCCTGACGGTGGACCGGAAGGTCCAGCTGGAGGCGCTTGGCATCAACCTGAGCGAGCGGGAGAGCACGGCGAACATGACGCCGGCGGACATGACCGGCATCACGGTGAACAGTTGGTTCCAGGACGACACGGAGCCGGGCAAGGGCATCGTGTGGCGGGTGAGGAGCATCCAGCAGATCTACGGCACACAGACGACGCAGATCCAGCTGGAGCACGCGGTGAACACGCTGAAGGACCGGATCCTGTTCGGCGAGATCACGCCGGAGAAGATGAGCGGGCGCAAAGGCGCGAAGAACTGCACGGCGAAGGAGGCCATCCAGTACATCCTGAAGCAGCAGGGGGACTGGGTGCTGGGAAGCTGCGCGTTCAACGCGAGCAATCCGTACAAGTTTGATGGGAACACGCTGTTCGAGGCACTGGAAACGGTGAGCAACAGCCTGGAGGACTGCTGGTGGAGTTACGACTTCAGCACGTACCCGTTCAAGATCAGCTTCACGAAGAAGAGCAGCGACATCGGTACGATCTTCCGTGCCGGGCGGAACCTGACGGCCATCACGAAGACCATCGACCGGACCGGGATGTACACCCGTTTCTACCCGATCGGGAAGGACGACCTGCACGTCTCCGGCGGCGGATACGTGGAGAAGAACGCGGGCACCTACGGCGTGATCAGCAAGGTCGAGACAGACCAGACGCTGACCACGCAGAGCGAGCTGACGCGGTGGGCGAACGAGCGCCTGGCGAAGCACGCGGAGCCGGTGGTGACCATCGACGTGGAAGGCCTGGAACTGAGCGAACAGACCGGCGAGAGCATGGACAAGCTGGTCCTGGGCCGGATGGGCTACATCCCGCTGCCGGAGTTCGGCACGGAGATCCTGGAGACCATCACGGCGGCGAACTACCAGGACAAGCTGTTCAAGCCTGAGGTTGTGCGGATCACCCTGGCGAACAACCGGAACGACGTGACGAAGATCATCGCGGAGGAGATCCGGCGGGGCGGCGGAGGAGGACGCGCGGCGGCCAGGCAGCAGAAAGAGGATCACGCGTGGTTCGAGGACACGGATGAGCGGGTCAGCATGGTGGCGACCAACCTGAAGGACGCTGAAGCGCGGATTGACGTACAGGAGGACCAGATCAACCTGAGGGTCAAGAAGGGCGAAGTGACAGCAGAAATCAACCTGGAACCGGACAGCGTGAAAATCAAGGCCAGCAAAATCACACTTGAAGGCACTGTATGGGCGCAGGAACTGGATGCTGTGTCGGCAGACGTTGACGATCTGAAAGTAGGAGACTTCACAGGCGTGTCGATTCAGTGCTTCACGATAGCAGTCGGATCAAGCTACATGACGCTGGGCGGGCACACAATCTCCATGAAGACGTACACCATTGACGGGACGGACTACAAGCTGCTGCACTGGAACTGACGGAGGGCCGCATGAAAGAAGAAATCGAAGAGATCTTCCGTGTGCTGAAACTGCTTGACATCAAAGCGACACCGAACAACGTGAGCATCATGAACGGCGTTTACACGCTGCTGAAGGCAATCCATAACGAACTGGAAGCAAAGGAGGGAGCCGGCGATGGAGGAGCGCAAGCTGATCCTGAATGACGGAACCGAGATCGAGGGAGGCCACGCCGGGATCTCGTCCAGGGGGAACCTGTGGATGTGGTTCACGGGGTATACGATGGCCCAGGCGGTGATGATGTTCCTGGATCCGGAGAAGACGGAACGGATCGTTTTCATGGCCGGCGAGACGGAAGAGGTCTATGAGGGATACACAGAAATGACAAGCATCAACGTGGACGCGAACGGGCAGTTCCACGTCGGCATGAAGAGGGAGGACTGAGGACCGTGTTTGTTTTCAATGACGAGACCTGCGCGATTACGATGCACCAGGGCGACACAGGGAGCAAATGGATCCACGCGGTGCGCGAGAGCGAGACCGCCTGGACCAGCGCGGACCGGTGCCTGTTCACCGTGCGCAACGCGATGAACGAGGTCGTGATGCAGCGGATCTACCGGCTTGACGACCAGTGGGGCGCCGGCAACGGATGGTTCCTGATGGAGTTCCACAACAACGACACGGACACCTGGCAGCCCGGAGCATACACCACAGAGTGGCGGTATGACGTGGCGCCAAGCTGGGACGGCACGGCGCCGACCGGCAGGTGCGTGAACGGCATGACGGCCGGTGTGAAGATGGTCGAGGGGTCCGTTGTCCGGACCGTGATCCAGAGCACGCTGACGATCCAGGGCGTGCTGGGCGACATTTAAGGAGGGCGAGAGACATGGCAGAGAACGACAACCTGAACGAGGGCGTGGAAATGGTCGTGGAAGACGCTGAAGTGATCACCACACCGATTGACGACACCCTGACGGTGAGCGGCGCCGCAGCTGACGCAAAGGCAGTCGGCGACGCGCTGGCCACGAAGGCGGACATCAGCCAGATCACGAGCGTGAGCGTGAACGGGCAGGACCCGGACGCACAGGGCGCGATCCTGGTGACAGGCGAAGACATCCCCGTGAGCGAGGAAGACGCTACCACCCTGGACGCCGCCATCGCGGCGCTGCAGGGGAAGACCGGCGCGGACATCGCCATCGACGGCGAGGAGAGCGCGGACACCATCGCGGACGTGATCGGCGGGATCCAGGACGTGCTGGACACGTTCGAGGCGGACACGACCGGATTCACCGCCGGCACGAATATCACGATGGCGACGACCAGGGCCGTGAAGGTCGGGAACCTGATCCTGATGGTGCTCGCCGGATCCCTGGGCGACGGCGCGAGCATTACGACAAGCACGACGCTCTGCACGATCCCGGACGAGTACATCCCGGACACCGCGGTGCACGCGATCGCCGGGTGCTTCGACAGGAACGGCACCGTAAACACGCACCGGTGCGGGAGCTTCTACATCAACACAAGCGGGCAGCTCAGGCAGAACCTGACGAGCAGCTGGACAAGCGGCAACTTCGGCATGACGTTCCTGTATCCGGCTCCGACTGGCAATTAAACAACAGCGACGACAAGGAAAGGACAGGTGAGAGACTTTGAGGACCATTACCTACAAACTGGCGGACCTGGGAAAGGCCGTCATCCACCTCGGAAAAGCGAACGAGAACGAAGCGACCCGCGTCCAGATTGACGCGGGCGTTCTTTTCGCTGAGTATCCGACCGCGGTCCCCACGCTGAAGGTCATCAACCCCGCCGGTACAGTGTACAGTGCGGAGGTGACCCGGGACGGGGACTATGTACTGTGGGACATCAAGGACAGCGACCTGACGGAGAACGGCTCCGGAGAGTTCCAGCTGACGTTCACCGAGGACGGCGTGGTGGTCAAGAGCGCCATCAGCCGGACGCAGATCTGCCCGAGCATCACCGGCGGCGGGACCGCTCCAGATCCGGTGCAGGACTGGGTGGACCAGGCTGAGGAAGTGCTGGAGGACGTTGAGGAAGCGCTGGAAGCCTTCCCGACGGGCGGCACGACGGGCCAAGTACTGGCGAAGGCGAGCAATGACGATTACGACACCGAATGGGTGGACCAGGGCAGCGGCGGAACGACCGACTATACCGAGCTGACGAACAAGCCGAAGATCGGCGGCGTGACGCTGACGGGGGACAAGAGCCTGAGCGACCTGGGCGCGGCGTCCGCTTCTGAAGTGAGCGCGAAGTACACGAAGCCGTCCGGCGGCATCCCGGCCAGCGACATCGCTGACGGCGTGATCCCGGATCCGACGAGCATCATTGACGACACAGCCGGCGACGGAGACACAAATAAGGTGTGGAGCGCCGATAAAACGGACGCTGAGCTCGCTGATGTAAAGAGTGCAATTAACGTGCTGGAGCCGTCAGCATCTGCTTCTGATGTCGGCAAGATGCTGAAGGTGAAAACCGTTGCTGATGGCAAGGTCACGGAGTATGAGTTCGGTGAAGGTGGGGGTGGTTCTGTTACTGTTGACGATGAATTGTCCACCTCAAGCACAAACCCTGTTCAGAACAAGGTAATCACGGGTGCGCTGAACAATAAGGTCGAGAGTTCGCTGATGAAAAAATGCGAACTTGTGGAGATCATCGGAACAAACAATAAATGGGACAAAAGCATTGCACAGGTTGGTTTCCTGTATAAAAACGGCAACGTTTATACGGGTGGCAATTACGACAACTATGTGTATGGAGATTATATTCCTGTTCAGCCAAACGATGTTATTCGCTTTTATTACGTCCAACAATCGCAAGTCAAAGAACTGCAAGTTGGCGTGGTAGCAAGTTACGATTCAAGCAAAACAATCGATTCTTCTTCAAGTGTATCTGATGTAAAAACATACACAGTACCGAACGGGATAAATTACATCAGGATCACGATGATGGGTGATTTTAACTCATCTGCTATGGCTATTATCAACGATGCCACCGTTCCATCAGAATATATTCCATATTCAGAAGCAGATGCTTATTATCTCGCAACAAGTAATTTCATCCCTCAATCTGTTATCAGCCAAGCCGCAAGCGGCAAGGTCGATAAGGACGGAGTGAAACAGGTCACGGTAGAGAACTGTGAGTTTATGGAGTTCTCTCCGAATCTGTTTGACAAAACAACGGTTGTCACAGGTCTGCTTAACAAAGGAACGGGTGCTGTTCTTTCCAGCTACACGAACTATGTGACATCAGATTTTATTGAAGTTAAGAGCGGAACGGATTATACGTTCAGTGCGACTACTGACGCATATCTGTATTGGTGCTGGTACGATTCTTCCAAAGCATGGCTGAGCGGATATGAAAAACTGATGTCATTGGAGCCGACAAAAGAATCGCCTTCAAACGCAAAGTATATCCGGTTTTCGATCTCGCCTGACATTGTCAATAATAATATACAGTTTGAAAAAGGTTCACAGGCAACGGCATACAAAGAGTATGGTGTTTCCTATGTGAAACCGGAATATATGCCACCGGAGGATCTTGACATTGAGTTCAACCTTCCTCTGAAGGTATATGCCCTTGTTGGGTATGAAACGAACATCTACTTTGAAAATCTTGTAGAAGATTGGACAAAGTATGAGTGGGATGTTTCATGCACAAAAGGGATGCAGATGGAACGTGGATACCGCATCACTCCAATATCGACAGATGCAGGATCATATACGCTTTCGTTTGTCATCTCAAGCGGTAAAGTGTCAAAAACATTCAGTACAACGCTTGTCGTGGTTGGCGCATCAGCAGGGAGCGGAGTGAGCGAAACCTTGATTGTTCTTGGTGACAGCACAACTGCCAATGGTATTGCCGTAACAAAGCTGAACGCAAACCTTGCAAATGATATGTATTCCGTTTCGACAATCGGCACACAGGGAACTTCACCGAATCAGCACGAAGGACGGAGCGGTTGGAGATTCAGTTCTTATTTTACCGAATCGCAGAACAACGCTTTCTACAATCCGACAAGCCAGACATTTGACGCTGACTATTACTTCACGAACAGCGGAGTTGCAAAACCGGATTGGTTCTTCATCAATCTTGGCATCAATGATGTGTTCGGTAGCACTTCAGATTCTGCTCTGAACACAGCGATTGCAGGATGCAAGGAATACTGCGATGCCATGATTGAAAGCATTCTCGATGCTTCTCCCAACACGAAGATCGGGATCTGTCTGACGATACCGCCGAACCACTCGCAGGATGCCTTTGGGAAGGAATACAACTGCGGTCAGAACAGGGCAAGGTACAAGAGGAACAACACGCTTTGGGTTAATGCCTTGATTGAAGAATATGACGGCAGAGAGTCGGAAGGTATTTACCTGATTCCGATTAACCTTGCACTCGATACGGTTTACAACATGGGACTTGAAACGCTTCCTGTGAATGCACGGAACACTTCCATCACATACGAATCTCCGATTGGGAACGGTGGAGTGCATCCGGTTGAGAGCGGATACTGGCAGATTGCGGATGTTTACACGGCATTTTTGAAGGGAAATGCGACTTAATAAAAGGGAACAATTAGTGTGTAGTGATACACACCGTTACACACTCAAAATCCCTGATTCTTCAACCATTCATCAACGGCTTTCTGGATGCACCATGAGCGAGGACGATCCTGATCCTTCATGAATTTATCCAGCCGTTTGAGAAGGGACGGGGGCATGGAAACGTTCACCCGGAGGTACAGACCCTCCTCTTCCGGATTTCCTTCAATGCCCCTACGGTTTCGACCACCATTGATACCCATGATGACACACTCCTTTTTGATTTCATTGTAGCACGGGGAGTCAATGGATGTAGATGGTCAGCCAACTTTGGAGGGGAACTTTAAGTTTATTCGGAGGTGACTGGATGATCGCATGGTATTGGGTCCTGGTGGCCCTGGCCGCCGGTGTGTTCATCGGCTGGCTCTTCTGCTCCCTGGCATGGGCATCGAGCGAGGCTGACAACGATCAGCCCAGACCAAAGAGCGGGGGGTATATCAAATGATTTGCGCGGAGGATTTGATCGCGAAATTCCAGTATGCCCTTGATAATCACTGGGGGTATATCTGGGGCGCTGCCGGATCTGTGTGGACTCAGGCAAAGCAGAACGCAACGTCAAACGACATGGCGAAGAAGTACGGGGCGCAGTGGATCGGCCACATGGTCGCGGACTGCAGCGGGCTCTTCACCTGGGCTTTCAAGCAGCTGGGCGGCACGATGTACCACGGATCAGACACCATGTTCCGGAAGTACACAACGAGCTCCGGAGCACTGAAGGATGGAAAGCGGACGGACGGGAAGGAACTCCTGCCCGGCACCGCCGTGTTCGTTTACAAAGAGGACGACAAGAAGTACGGCCATGTCGGGCTGTACATCGGGAACGGATGGGTCATTGAGGCCGCCAGCACGCAGAAGGGCGTGATCAAGAGCAAGGTGTCCGACAAAAAATGGGAATACTGGGGCGAACTTAGGGGCACGACATTCAAGCGGGAACCGGTGCCGGCGGGATACGCAGAGGTCACCGGCACCAGGGTCGCGCTCAGATCCGGACCGACCACAGCGGCCAGCGTGCTGCTGAGGGTGGACACCGGGAAGCACGTGAAGAAGGAAACGCCGCCGGCCAGTGAGTGGGAGTATGTATCCTTCGGCGGCAAGTCCGGGTGGATGATGAAAAAGTTCTTGAGGGAGGATTGATGGAGATGGAGACGACAGTCCTGATCAGCATCGGAGCGCTGGTCGTGGCGGCATTGGGTTTGATTCTGAACGCGAAAAAAGATACCAGGCAGGACGCCGCCACGCTGGCGGAGATCAAGAGCGGGCTGACGACCGCGAACAACGGGATCACGGACATCCGGGTAGATCTGCGGACCATGCAGACCGACATCAGTAACCACTCAGAACGGTTGGCACGGGTGGAGGCCAGGGCGGAGAGCAATACGCACCGGCTGGACACTCTGGAAGAAAAAATAAAATGAGGAGGGCACATGGATGAAGCGGGATTGGAAAAAATGGCTGCTGGCGGCTCTGATCAGAGCGGTGAGGACGTTTGCTCAGACCTTCGTCGGCTTTATTGCGGTGGGAGCAGCGCTGGAGGAGGTACAGTGGCTCCGTGCACTTTCTGTGAGTGGTGCGGCATTTGTCCTCAGCATTCTTACAAGCCTTGCGACCGGACTGCCGGAGGCGGAAGGCGAACCGGTCCTGATCGAACCACCTGACGAAAACTGAACACAAAAATGCCCCTGGGAGAGATCCCGGGGGCTCTTTTTTTATGCCTTTTCAACTCGGTAGTACCTCGGTAGTAGGCAAATTTTTGGCCATTTTTGAGAGGACTATTACCGACGGCCCGGAAACATAAGAAAAACCCGCAGAACGCTTATTCTGCGGGCATTCTTGGCGGAGAAGCCGGGATTTGAACCCGGGCTGCCATCACTGACACTACTCCCTTAGCAGGGGTCGGTACGATGTAGGAAAATCAAGGCTTCCAGAATGTCAACTCGGTTGTAACTCGGTGGTAGACCAATTTTACTTGGCCTTTTTGAGACGGTTTACTGCTTTCAGTGCGTCCTTCTGATCCGGGTGCGCGTACCGGTCGAGCATCCGGGCGGTACTCCACCTCATGACCTTCCTGACGGTCTGCGGGGCGATGTTCTTCGTGACGGCCAGCGCGGTGGCTGTGGTGTGCCGGCAGGAGTACGGCGTCAGCCTGCGGCACCCGGCGGCTTCCAGGGCGGCATAGTAATCCGCGTACCAGTCCGCCTCCACGCGCTTCCAGATGTAGCCGCTCTCCTGTGCGTGGTCGATCAGATCCTGCACCAGCGGGATGATCGCTTCCGCCAGGACAATGTCCGTCGCCTTCCGGACCTTCGTCTTCATGCCGGCACCGTGGATCCGGTGGCCGGCAAGGTCGATCTGATCCACGCGGAGGGCCATCGCCTCGCCTGGCATCATGCCGGTGTAGATCATAAGTAATGGTGCGGCGGCGCGGAGGTCTCCGGACTCGTACAGCTTCCAGAGTGCCTTCTGCTCCGTTTCGCTGAAGGGCGTCTGTTCGGTCTCTTCCATCTGCGGGAGCCGGATGAAGGTCGGCAGTTCCTGCCGGGCATGGCCTTCAGCTGCGGCGATGCGGAAGAGAGTGATCAGGAGGGTCCGGACGTCCCGGGCCGGATAATAAGACGTGCACTTCTCCGTGACCAGCTGCTGGAGGTCTGCCACCGTCAGCTGATCGATGGGCGTGTACTGGATGCTGTCCAGCTTCTTCCACGCGGTGCGGTATGCCTGCTGTTTTGACGCGCTCAGGTCCTCATACTTGCCCGCCTTGAATGTTTCCCAGTAAACCGCAAGGGTCGGTACCTGCACGGGCTTCTGAGGGCCGTTTTTGAGCGTCTGGCAGTAGGCCAGCGCGTCTTCCTTCCGCTTGAAGCCGCCCTTTGTCCGCTTGACGGGTACCAGCGGCTTATCCTCCGCCGTGACGCGCCAGTCCACGATGGCCTGGGCAATCCAGTAGCGGTACTTCGTAGACCAGTACGCGGAGCCGGTGCCGTTGCCGCGCGTCTTGACGCGGCGCTTCTTCTCAGTCATAGCTGTCACCTCATTCTATATCGAGTAGAGCCCTCACGATGGCGCGCGTTTTGCTGTCTGCATTATGATAAGCATCCAGCAGTTTACGATCTTCTTCATATAATGGGAACTTGTCAGGAAGATTGTCTACAGGTTTATAATATGGATCATCTGTCATATCGAGAAGAAATGCTTGTGATACCTTCAGCACGCTTCCTAATACGGGTATCAATTCAACATCGGGACTGCGTTTTCCGCTTTCCCATTCGCTGATGGTGCTGATCCCCTTCCCGACAAGATCTCCAAGTTCCTTTTGACTGAGCCCGGCAAGGAGCCGGGCCTTTTTTATTTGCTTTCCGATCATAGTCGGTCACCTCCGCAGTTTGATTATATCCCGTCATTTCTGCTTTGTAAATATTATTTTCTACAAAACCGAAATTTGTGCTTGACTTTCTGCAAATCCGAAATATAATAGAGTCAGGATTTCGATTTTTCAGAAAATTAATACGGTCCGGATAGGAGGTGAACCATATGGAAAGAACGCCGATCTGGGAGGGCATCAAGGACTACGTAACAGAGAAGAAACTCAGCCAGAAGCAGATTGCGGAAAACATGAATATCTCTGAGTCGCGTTTATCCCTCATGCTCAACGGAAAGCGGAAAATGACCGTTGATGACTATCTCGGCATCTGTAAAGCCATTGCTGTCCAGCCAACAAAGTTTCTTAACAACTGACAACGGAAAGGATGGGAAAAGATGAGGAAAGAGACCAATGACGCACTGAACACGGTTGTTCAGGACCTGCTGACAATCCCGGGCGGCGCAGATCTGAAACTGAGCACGGACATGGCCACACTGATCGGGACGGTCGGCGGCATTGAGAGCGACCTTCACGACTGCGTGAACGAGCTCTGCTACCAGTGCGGCCAGTATAAGACCGCCCATCTGGGCAGCTGCAACGGGTGCCGGTGGTTGGCGGTGAAGGAGGGATTCCGGTGACCAGTTCGCAACGGGAAGCAATCGACATCATGAAGCGCATGGACACCGTGACCGTGATCCCGGCACTGGTGGCCCAGGCGCTTGGCATGAACCCGGACGTGCTCAGGAAGCACGCGAGGGACGGCGAGTACAAGATCAGCGCCTTCGAGGTGACCGGGAACACGGTCCGGTTCTTCCGGAAGGACTTCCTGCAGAAGATCGGCGAGATGGATCCTGATCCGGAGGCCAGGACGGACAGCGACCGGCTGGACGAGATCATCGAACTGATCCGGGTGCAGAACAGGATGCTGATGGAAATGCTGGCATACATTAAAGAAAGCGCCGGTGCTGCAACACCGACGTTATGAAGGGGTGACTCATATGAATAACCACAGCAAGTATATCACAAAAAAGAACAATCGCACAATAGCCAGGGCGGTTTTACTGCTCGTGCTGGTGGTGATCCTGGCGGCCGTGGTTTCCGTACTGGTCGAGACCTGGGACCGGAGGCCGGTGGAGCCAGACGTCACTTATCCGATGGCGAACGCGAACATCGGATGGAATCAGACGTTCTACGCGGGCGGATGGAGCGATGCCACATGATGGCGATATGCCCGGAATGCGGAAAGCGCCACGTCGTGACCTGGCCGGATTTGAATCCGTTCAAGCGCGGCGATGAATACTACTGCTCATCGAACTGCTACGAGGTGAGCGTGAACAGAGACCTGTCAAAAATAAAGGAAGCTGCATTGATAAGGAGGCAGAAGAAACTCATGAAATACAAGAAGGATGGAACGCCGGCAAAGAAGCCCGGCAGGAAGCCGCAGAAGCAGATCGAGATCCCCGCGGGAGAGTTCAAGCCCGCCATTGACCTGAGCGCACCGGCGAAGAAGGTCGAGAATCCGGAGGGCAACATGACCGTGATCGCCACCAAAGAGCCGCCGAAGGTGCCCACCGTGAAGCTGGACGGAGCGCTCCGGATCGAGACGCCGGAGGCCGGGAAGGTGGAGGTCGTGAAGGAGATCCCGAAGAAAAACGCCCTCAAATACAAGGTGACCGGAATCGAAACAGAGGTCGGAGAGTTCTGGGTTGTAAGCAATGGAAAAATCAAATGGATTCCCGGAAGACTTGGAAAAGAAGATCCTGTAATGCAAGTGATGATGACCACAACAGAGCCCTCACTTGAGCCGGAAACCTGGCGCAGATTCGCGGAGATCATCCTGGAGGTGATTGAACTGCTGGAGGTGAGACCGTGAGCGAGATCCGCGTGATGCCACTGCCGAAGGTGACCGGCGTATGGGAACACGAGGTCAGCAGGTACCCGGACAGGATCCGCGTGCCGATGTCTGACGGGAAGGTCGTTACATATCACATTGATGTCGAGATGCCGCACCCGTGCTTCGAGGCGGCGATCAGGAATATTGAGAACATGAAAAAATGACCGCCAACCGGTCGCAACGGCTGACGATCAGAAAGGGATGTCACTTCCCTTTCATTATAACAAAACAAAAGAAAAAATGAAAGGTAGGAAAACAAAAATGGCAACTTCTAAGAACATTCAGCAGGAAAGCATCGTAATCAAACCCATCGAGATCAGAACCGCGACGATCAGGATCCAGGGAACCGCACCGCTGATCATGCACAAATGGAGCGAGAAGGCGAAGAAGATGATCCTGGACAAGCAGACGAAGGAAACGAAGGTCAAGGGCCATGATCTGAAGGTCCCGGTGGCCGACTTCATCTCCAGCGCGTACTGGCTGACGGAAGAACCGACCGGATCCAATGACGAAGAGTGCGAGATGGCGTTCAATGCTGCGGTGGAGAACGGAGCACGTTGGGGCTTCCCTGTGACTGCCATCAAGCAGGCCACGATCATGAGCGCAAGCAGGAACGACATCGACATCAAGACGACGACCCTCCGCGGGTGCTTCTTCATCGAAGGGGAGGGCCCGGATATGCTGGCAGAGGTCAAAGGGTGCATCCCGCATATGCGCGAGGATATGGTCAGGGTTGGCGGCATCAGCAAAACGGCGGACATCAGGCACCGCGCCCAGTTCGACAACTGGCACATGGATCTGAAGGTCAGCTACAACGCAAACGGACCGATCACCCTGGAGCAGATTGTGAACCTGATCAACCTGGGCGGCTTCACCTGCGGGATCGGAGAGTGGCGCCCTGAAAAAGACGGGAGCTTCGGCACCTATCAGGTGGTGGCGGTGGAGTAATCCACCGTCACCTGAGGCAGGCTTGTTAAGGCACGGTACGTATGGGCACGGAAGTGTGAGGTACGGTGAGGATAGTCGCGGCAGGATAGGTGGGGCGAGAACTGGTAAGGTGTGTCGGGGTAAGGAAGGGAACGGATTGGCTGGCTGGAATGGTTTTGCGTGGAGAGGAATGGTGAGTTCACGCTGGGCGTGGCGAGGATAGGTTCTGCAGGCGAGGATAGGCTTGGCGGGATGTGGCCCGGCCCGGCCCGGAATGGCGAGTCGATCTTTGGCGGGGATAGGTGGTGTAAGTCGGGGATAGGCGTGGCAGGCGTGGATTGTTTAGGTAGTTTTTGGCTGGGTTAGGTTCGTAATGGAAGTGTGTGGATTGGCACGGCAGGCTTGGTGTGTCACGGTTTGTTAGTGTACGGAATGGTGGGGCTTGGAAAGGCGCGGAATCAATAATAACAGGAGGATGTCACTATGGTCTATGAATGGAAAACAGGAAGCCGGCACAAGGTCTCCGCAGCAGTCGCAGCTGAGGTGATGGACAGGTTGGCGGAAGAAAACCGGCTGAATGCTCCGGATCTTGTGGAAGAGAGCAGGCCGGAAGACGCTCCGCTTCATTCAGAGTTTGAATGGGACGACAGCGTCGCAGCGGAAAAATGGCGCGAGGAGCAGGCCGGCGCTCTGATCAGGCACCTTGTTGTGCGGATCGAGGCAAACGAGCAGGAATATCCGACGCGCCAGTATTTCATGGTTCAGAAGGAAGCAAACACTTACGAACCCATCCATGTGATCCTCAGGGATGAGGACAAGACAGCCATGCTGCTTGAACAGGCGAAGCGCGAGCTTCAGGCATTCCGGGCAAAATACGCAGGGCTGAAGGAACTGTCAGAAGTAATCAGAGCCATCGATTCTGTGGCTTGAAAGGAGAGAAAATGATGCCCCATTGGAAACGACTTATTAACCCCGATTATCTGGGCGCGTACAGCCTGGAGCCCGGGCAGGACATGATCCTGACCATCAAAAGCGTCGGACGTGAGATGATCACCGGCACAGGCGGCAAAAAGGAAGAGTGCCCTGTGTGCCGCTGGGCTGAACCGCAGAAACCGATGATTTTGAACGTCGTCAACATGAAGACGATCGCAAAAATGTACGGCAGCGATACTGACAACTGGCCCGGACACAAGGTGCAGATCTACGCCAGCACGACGAAGTTCGGCGGCGACACGGTGGAGTGCCTCCGGATCCGGAAGGATCCTCCGGAAGAAGCCAGCATCGCCTGCGAGGAATGCGGGCAGTTCATCACCCCGGCCTTCAGCATGACGGCGAAGCAGCTGGCGGCCTACACGAAGAAGAAGTACGGAAAGAACCTCTGCGCGGAATGCGCCCAGGAACAGAAGAAGGGAGAAGAAAACGATGGATCTGAACAGCAGTAACTACTTCAGCAAGGAGGCGGACCTTGCGTTCTTTTCCGCCAGCCAGGTGAAGAGCTTCCGGAAATGCGAGGCCGCCACGATGGCGGCGCTCCGGGGTGAGTACGTGCGGCCGATGAGCACCGCGCTGACGGTGGGCCAGTACGTGGACGAGGCGCTGACCGGCGACCTGGAAAGCTGGAAGCAGAACCATCCGGAGATCCTGAAGCGGGACGGCACGCTGAAGGCTGACTATGAGGGTGCCCGGCTGATGGTTGAGCGGGCGATGCGGGACCCGCTGTTCATGGACTTCATGGACGGCGAGCACCAGACGATCCTGACGGCGAAGCTGTTCGGCGTGCCCTTCAAGGCGAAGTTCGACGTGCTGGGCGCGGACCGGATCGTGGACCTGAAGACGGTGAAGGACCTGAAGAGTCAGTACCTGCCCGGACAGGGCCGGGTGGATTTCGCCACCGCGTGGGACTGGCCGCTGCAGCTGGCAATCTACCAGAGGATCTACGAGATCAACGAGGGCGTGAAGCTGCCGTGCTATCTGGCGGTGATCACGAAGGAAACGCCGGCGGACATCCGGATCATCCAGGTGGAGCAGGAGCGGATGGACGCGGAGCTCGCCCTGCTGGAGCAGCAGCTGCCCAGGTTCGAGGCCGTGAAGAGCGGCGTGATTGATCCGGAGCGGTGCGACAGGTGCGAATACTGCCGGGAGAGCCGGGTCCTGATGGGGCCGGAACTGCTGGGCGACTTTGACGAAATGGGAGGTATCAGCGAATGAACGCGAACAACGTGATCACGATCCACGGACGTCTGGTGAGGGACCCGGAACTGAAGACGGCGAGTACCGGCTCGGAATACTGCAACATCACGGTGGCGGTGGACAGCTACAACGGCAAGGAAAAGGAGACGGACTTCTTCGACTGCACGGCCTTCGGGAAGACGGCGGCGGCCATCAGCAAGTTCTTCGAGAAGGGACGCGAGATCATCGTCCTCGGGAGCATGAGGTCCAGCAAGACGGAGAAGGACGGCGTGAAGCGCACCTGGTGGAAGATCGTCGTGGACAGCTTCGGATTCTGCGGCGGCAAGGGCGAACAGCAGGCAGCTGCTCCGGCTCCGGTGGTTGACTCCGAGAGCGGGATGGAACAGGTCAACACTGAAGAGCTTCCGTTCTGATGCGTATCGTTGTAGACACCCGGGAAAAGCCCCGGGCGATCGTGAGGATCATGAACACCTTCAGGGAAGACGGGATCGAGGTAGTCCGCCGGGCGCTGCCGTTCGGCGACTACACCGACCCGGACCGCCCGGGGGTCGTGATCGACAGGAAGCAGAACCTGCTGGAAGTCGCCTACAACCTGGTGCAGGACAGGGCCCGGTTCCTCCGCGAGGTGGACCGGGCGAACCGCTCCGGGTGGCGGCTGATCGTGCTGGTGGAGCACTCGAACAGGATCCTGCGCCTGGAGGACGTGACGAAGTGGAACAACCCGCGCCTGAAGGTTTCGCCGCTGGCCGTTGACGGGGAGCGCCTGTTCCGGATCATGTACGCGATGTGTACTAAGTACAAGTTTGAGTGGGCTTTTTGTGACAAAGTACACACCGGGAAGAAGATCATCGAACTGCTGGAGGGGAACAGGGAATGAAATTTGGCAGGACAAAAGAGGGAGAGCGAATAAGCGCAGATATCGCCAAAAAAGGGAATGAATTCTTTTGCCCATGTTGCAATGCTCCACTGATCCTGAAACAGGGAGAGATAAACGACTGGCACTTTGCTCATGAAGGCGGATCGGATTGTGATGCTTTTACTGAAAGCAAAATGTCAGAGTGGCACATCAAACACCAGGAAGAATTTCCGGAAGACTGCAGAGAGGTCAGGCTTGAGTGCGACGGCGTTGTTCATATTGCAGACGTAAAAATAGGCAATGTGATTATCGAGTTCCAGCACTCGCCAATGAGTAACGAAGTCTTTGAGGAAAGGTGCAAGTTCTACTCAAAGTTCGGATTTCTTGTATGGGTGTTTGACTTCAGGGATCAATGGGAGAAGCAACAGATAAGCTGGATTCAGAAACAGGTTGGCCATGATTATGGGTATTTTTCCTGGAAAAACTCAAGCAAAATGCTTGGGCAATATGATTTCAAAGAGAGTTCTGTGTATCTCTTTATTGAACTTGACAGGACAGGGTGGGGCTGCCTTGTTAACTGGAATCCTTCATATATGAAGTATTTCAGTGGCAAAAGGCTTTCCCATGACGGCCTTATGTCTTTCCTTTCCGATCTCAAGAGCTCTGATGTGTATTCATCGTTCTCCATCACTGAGAATAAAGCGATCAGGGAAGAGAAAGAAAACAATGAAAGAATGAGACGTGCAGAACTGGAGCACAATCGCCGCGTCGCTGCTGAAAGGGAACAGTTGGAACAAAGAGAGGCGGCTGAAAAGCAGGCCCGTGAGCGAGCAAAGAAAATGATTGACCGTCTTACTCCTGAGTTGCAGAAAGTTGAGCTCGAATACGACTGGGTTCTTAATCTGCAACGCGAACTACAGCCTGTTGTTGAGCAAAAAAGAAATGAGCTCAACAGATACAGGCAAATGCTGGGGTGGTGAACATGAAACTAAGCATTTATGCAGAACAAGTAAAATCTTCCGTTTCCTGCCGCCAGCTTCTCGAAGCGAACGGCACAAAGGTCGGCCAGCACGGTTTCGCTGTGTGCCCTCTTCACGGGGACAAGGACGCATCTCTGAAGGTGTACGACAACGGGCGCGGATGGTGCTGTTACGGATGCCACAAAGGCGGAGACGTCATTAATCTGGCAATGGCACTGTATGACGTCCGGTTTAATGATGCTGTCCGTCGCCTGAACAGCGAGTTCAACATTGGGCTCGACCTTGACGGGAAGGTTTCGGAGAAAAGTTCTCTTGTGTTTAAGGCGAAATACCTTCGCGACAAATACAACAGGCTTGATCAGGAACGGAAGCGGAAGGAAGCCGAAAAATCTTACCTTGACTGGCTTGAGCTGTACCTTATTACAAACGAACTGATCCTTGAATATGAACCTGGCGTCGATGATGAATGGAGCGAAGAGTTTGCTCACTTCGTCGAGATGAGACAGGAAGCAAAGAGAATGTCCGAAGGGACATACTGGGAGTGGGTGGCCTATGGCTGAAGAGAACCTTTCGTATGAAGACATTGAAGGTCTGATCAGTGACTACCAGTTCAAAACGTTCAACTCTGAAATGCCGTATGAGCTGCTCATGAGTATCGATGATGAACTTACGCGGCAGCGGGTGATCTCAGCCATGCGCGACAAGGCAAAAAAGTGCGGCTTCAGTGTCAGAGACTTCGACGCAGCGTGCAAAGCGGCAATCACAAAGAAAAAACGGGAAGACAAAGAGGCCGCTGCAGAGGTCAAGAAGCAGAAGCGCGAGGATGCTTTGGAGGAGGCCGGCGCGAACGGCCCGCCTCTTTCCGGCCTGTCAGACAGGCTGAACGGCAACACTCCGAATTTCGGGAAATACCATTGCACGGACAGGGCGATCCTGAGCGAGACACCGTTCGGCGTTGTGAAGATCTGCAGCCACCCGCTGTTTCCAACCATGCGCTATGTGAACATTGAGACCGGAAGCGAGCTGATGGACATCAGTTATAAGCTGGACGGAAAGTGGAAAAAGCTGAAGCTGATTGATAGGAAAACGCTAAGCCAGAGCAAGACGATCGTTTCACTCAGCGAATACGGGCTTGACGTTACAAGCGAAAACGCCAGGGACGTCGTGAATTATCTCGCGGAGGTTGACCAGCTGAACCGTGACATCATTCCGCGCAGGGAGACCGTGAAGCATCTCGGATGGATCCATGACAGAGGCTTCAGCCCGTACATTGACGGCGTTGATTATGACAACGGCGGGAAGTTCGAGGATGCATTCCGGGCTGTGAGGGCGGAAGGTAGCCTTGAAGAGTGGAAACGTCTCGCGTCCATGATTATGGAATGCGATGAGTATCTTCCAACGCGGATCGTGCTGGCGGCAAGCGTTGCCAGTGTCATCCTCAAATGGACAAGTCAGCAGCCTTTTATCGTTCATCTGTGGTCCGCTGAAAGTGGCTCCGGGAAAACCATTGCGCTGATGCTTGCGACAAGCGTATGGGCAGACCCTGAAATCGGTCTCTATATGCGGTCAATGAATGCGACAAAGGTGGCGAACGAACAGCTTGCCGGGTTCTGCAACAACCTGCCTCTTGTCCTGGACGAATTGCAGACAATTCAGAAGAATACGGACTTCGACGACATCATCTATATGCTTTGCGAGGGGACTGGGAAGGCCAGAGGGTCAAGAGACGGTGGATTGCGAGAACAGACACGGTGGCTCAACACGATCCTGACATCTGGCGAACAGCCAATATCTGCTGACAGCCGTGCCGGCGCGGTGAACAGAGTGATCAGTATCGGGACAGACGGGCAGATCATTCCCGGAGACAAGCGTCACATGAGCGAGTTCGCTGATGGGCTCAGGGCAAACTTCGGACACGCTGGGCGCATTATCATCGACAGGATTATAAGCAACAAAAAATTTGCTGATGACGTGAAGGTTCTGTATAAGGCGGCAATGTCCAGGCTGTCTCCGTATGTTACAGGCAAGCAGGCAAACTATGGAGCCGCCATCATGGTAGGAGACGTGCTTCTTAACAGCTTTGTATTTGACAATCAGTTCCCTACGATGATGCCCGAGCAGATTATTCCGTACCTCGCAACACAGGACATGGTAGACACGAACAAAAAGGCGATGGATTGGCTTTCCTCTTTCGTGGCCATCAACGGAGCAAAGTTCCATGTGGAAGGCGATGAAATACTGGCTCCTGTGAAGTCGGAGATCATGGGGAAGATCACCAAAGACGGCGATGTGCTGATTATTAAGGGAGTGCTGAAGGAAAGGCTGGATCAGAAAGGCTGGGTTATGGCCTCTTTCCTTCAATGGTGCGATAAGCGAGGGTATCTCGTGACGAATCACTCCAGGACAAACAGGCACTGGGAGATCAACACACACATAGACGGCATAGAAACGAAGACTGTGCCAGTGATCCACTTCAAGGCGGAAGTGTTTGACGGAGGTGATAACAAATAGGAACGGATAATCACAAAATCACATCACATCACACTTTTATGATGTGCATATACGGGAGAAAAAAATAAATCATTATGATGCATTTTTATCTCGCGCGTGTGAATGAAAAAATATGTGATTGTTGTGATTGTGTGAATCAGTACATATAAACCAACGCTTATACAGATTCACACAGGAAGACATAACGTGAACGAGTGAAAAATGTGAGCTGTATAAAATGACGCATTAAGCGAGGTAAAGCATGGACGAATACACTTGTGAGCATTGTGAATATTCAACAGACGAGGAAGGACTATTGGTTTGCACATTGGATGACAGAGTAAAAGACGATGATATGACTTGCGAGAAGTGGATTCGCAAGCGTGAAGAATGGGAATGATTTAAAGGCGACTTTGTTAAAGAACGCGCGGCCCGACGGGGCGGTTCCGGAAGCCCGGTTCACATAGAGGAGGTGAAAGTGCTCCTGGCCGGGTGGAAGGACAATGTGCAGCCGCTGGCCGGTTCGACTCCGGCCCCGCGCAAATTTCGGAGGTGAGACGATGATTCAGGTTGATTTACCGATGCCGAAAGCGTGCGATGTTTGCCCGTTTAACTATGACTTCTGTTGGTGCAAGGCTTTCGGTGATCATGAAGATTGGGAGAAGTACGGAGACGACTGGAATGACCAGGTGTGTGAAGGAGAGCGCCGTCCGGACTACTGTCCGCTGAAAGAGGTGAACGATGAACAATGAAGTGCCCATGTAGAGGATGCACTGATCGGACGGTCACCTGTCACGGCGTGTGCAAGCGATACCAGGAATGGAAGAAGTACAACGACGACCGGAAGGCATGGCTGAAGGCCCAGATGCCGATGACGTCCGAAGGCGTCAAGAAACGCGAGATAGAGAACCTGCGGCGGAAAGCGAAGTACGGCAACCGGAGCAGGTGGGGGAGGTCGAAGGATGAGTGACAAACGGATGGAAGACCTGATCGAGCTGAAGAACCTGTGCGCGATGAAAGCCGCGCTGTGGGCGACGCCTCAGATCGATGTGGGCGACTTCACCTACGGCAGGCCGATCGTGCACATATGGGACGATAAGACCAGACTGAAGATCGGGAAGTTCTGCTCGATTGCCGGGAACGTGCATATCCTGCTGGGCGGTGAGCACCACACGGACTGGCTGACGACATATCCGTTCAACGTGCTGCTGGCGGAGGCCTACGGCTTCGAGGAGAACACGGCGAAGAGCAAGGGCGACGTGATCATCGGGAACGACGTGTGGATCGGCGAGAACGTTACGATCCTGAGCGGGGTCAACATCGGCGACGGGGCGGTGATCGCTGCCGGCGCGGTGGTTACGAAGAACGTGGCGCCGTTCGAGATCGTTGGCGGCGTATCGGCGTACACGCTGGGCTTCCGGTCCAGGAGGTTCCGGTACGGGATGCTGGAGTGGTGGAACTGGCCGCTGGAGAGGCTGGTCGATGCGATACCGATCCTGCAGTCCGATGATCTGGACGCGCTGGTGGAGTATTGGAGGGGGTGGAAGGATGAGTAAACCTTTCTTCAGTGTGATCGTGCCGGCGCACAACAGCGAGTTCTACATCATGCGGTGCCTGAGCAGTATTATCCGACAGACGTTTGAAGATTACGAGTTGATAGTTGTCTGCGACAGGTGTGGGGACAATACTGACGTGATCGCGAGGCAGATTGCTGATAAACTGATCATTACAGACTATGGCATGGACGGCATGGCCAGGAATGCGGGGATTGACGCCGCGGAGGGTGAGTGGATCCTGTTCCTGGACGATGACGACTGGTGGATCCACGAGTACGTGCTGGAGCAGATCAAGAACGCGCTCGACACGATCCCGTTCCCGGTGGATATGCTGCTGTTCGACTTCATCTGGAAGGATGCGCCGCCGCACAAATCGACGTACTACGTGCAGACGGTGGATAACGTGAACATCGCGGTCTGGTCGAAGGCCTTCCGGCGGGGGTTCATCGGAGACACCCGGTTCCCGGCGATACAGTTCACAAGCGACAAGCCGTTCATGGAGGAACTCTGTAAGAAGCGGCCGGTTGCGTATCCGCTGCGCCAGCTGATGTACTACTACAACTATATGCGGAAGGGAAGCCAGACGGAGCTTGACGCGAGAGAAGGAGAGGCGAGTGACAAAGCGTGAACTGCTGGAGAACTATCGGAACCTGGTCATCGACATCAACATGATGGAGCAGCGCCTGTCCTTCCTCAGCAAGTACATCGGCGGCCCGAAGCCGGTTCGGTCTGTTGCGCTGACAGGGATGCCGCGGGGGACGAACGAGCCGGAGGCCGCGCTGATGCAGCAGCGGGACACGGACAGCGAGATCCTGGAGAAGATCGAGCAGAGGATGGACGAGACGAGACGGCTGACGGCGCGGTTCGAGATCATCCTGGAGGACATCGCGGACAGGCGGCTCAGGAACATTATCCAGGCGTACTACGGGCTCGGGCATTCTGAGGAAAAGATCGCTGAAGAGGTCGGGCTGAGCCAGACGCACGTCAATAGACTTCGGAAGGAGTTCATCGAGAAAATTGACGGGTGAAATGTTATTGAATGGGTAGACCATATAATATAACATTGTAATCGGGAAATGATAGCTTACGGACAGGGTTATCGATTCCTTCCTTCAGACCGACCGGCTCCATCCTCCGGTCGGTTCTTCTTTGTTCACAAAACGGGGGCCGGCTGGCTCACTCCTTGGCCGGCCTGGGGGTCGCACCTCACTGATGGCGAGGAGGGTCCAGGGGTGCATCATGATGAAGCAGTCGAGCGCTTCTACACTACGCGTGCCTGGAGGAAAGCCAGGGCGGCGGTGCTCAGTGAGCACGGTGGGCTGTGCCAGAACTGTCTGAGCAAAGGACTGATTGAGCCGGCGGTTCACGTTCACCACAAGATTCCGCTGACGGCTGAGAACATCGGTGATCCGATGATCGCGCTGGATGCGTCAAACCTGATCGCGCTATGTTCCGATTGCCATAGCGAAATACACGCGAAAGCGAAAAACAGAAGGTATAAGGTAGATAAGGCGGGGCGAGTGCTTATATATGGAGAGCAGAACGTGGAAAGTGTATAAACACACTGCACCAAATGGGAAGGTTTACATCGGTGTTACGCATCAAAAGCCAGAAAACAGATGGAACGGTGGAAAAGGGTACCGGTCAAACGCTCATTTTTACAATGCAATATGCAAGTATGGATGGGATAACTTTGGACATGAGATAGTTGCGGAAGGCCTTACGGAAACTGAAGCAATAAAAATGGAGACAGAACTGATAGCAAAGAACAACAGCGCAAACAAACAATATGGTTATAACGTGGCGCTTGGAGGACATAATCAATCGGAAGAGTCAAGAAAGAAAATAGGCGCCACGCGAAAAGAACGCGGCATTGTTCCTCCAAACAAGGGGAAGCGATGGTCAGAGGAAACACGAAAGAAGATTTCAGCGTCCCTCACTGGGCGACGGTATCACGTATCGGATGATGCGAGAGAAAATATAAGAAATGCAAAGATAGGAGAAAAGAATCCTCATTATGGGAAGTCGCTAACCTGGACGGTAGAGGCAAGGCTTGCGAAAGTACAACGGGCTGTGATTCAGATCAAAGAAAATGAAACAGTCCGATACGATAGTGCGAAGGTTGCACAAAAAGAAACGGGAATATTGAGCTGTAATATTTGCCGTGCGTGCCAGGGGAAACGAAAGACAGCCGGAGGATTCAAATGGGAGTACGCATAATCCCCCTTCCGCTTG